AGATAATAAATCAAGAATTTCTGTAATACGTTTGTTTCTTAATTGCTGTAAGAACACAAGCCGTTGAACTTCTGATTGCCCCCAATAATAATCAAATTGAGGGTTAGGGCATACTTGAACAAATGGTAATTCGCCTTTTAAAAATAAAGACGCACCCGGACGATCATAAATAATAACGTCAGGGTCAGCCATTGTAACCACTTGATAATCTTTTGTTTCATCGTTCCATACCCATAATTCGTACATTTTTACGGTGTCTTCAGCTACAGTAGCTTTGTAACGGTTCATGCCGTACAAGTCTAAATTGACTGTTCCGTAAAGTGTTGGATTAGTTTGACTCATAACAATTCGATCAACACCTTCTGGAATATCTTCGGTGCGCGAATGGTAGCCACTAGAAATTCGTTTTATAAGCTGGTCACGTTTTGGGTGCGAATATAATCTATTAGCTAACTCTGACTTAGTAATGTAATACGTTTGACATACCGCCTCTTGTCTATCAGTAAACGGTATATCTTCACGCAACACACCCATGCAACCCGGCTCAACCATGTAAGGATGTATGCCGTTGTTTACAACAAGCTTAAGAAACGTAGTGTTAAAAACTAAAGCCCACGTTAAAGCAGAACTAAATACCTGGTCAGCATTAGAATTTAGCCACTCATCATTGAGCGCAAGTGTTAGTCGTGGAGTTTTAACTTGTTCTTCATCCGGCACAGCCGCGCCTACGTTAATAGAAAAGCGCGTTGTTTCGGCTGAATAAAGGAAGCTGGTTAATTGGTCAATGTGAGGATATATCTTGTTAAAGATACTTGGAGATTCCTCGGGGCCTGAACCAAATAAAAACCATGAACGTAATGAAGAATAATCGCCTTTCCTTTCTTGCAAGGACACCATGCACTTTTCTATCAAGTCGCGATAAAACTGTTCTCGATGTGTAGGTTCTGACGGAATACGCATTATTTTTTCACAGTTAAGTTTTCATGGTCAGCAATATAACTTGCCGCTTTGGGGCCTGTCAAGTTTCCAACTTCAGATGGGTTAATGCCAACGGATTCCCCTGCAACAGATTTGAACCTATTGCCACCAAGAATACTGCTCATGCTCATGTTGCCAGAGCCTCCCCAGATAGCCGAATCGCCCGGACGCGCTTCACGTTGTTTATGCTCAGCCGCTTCACGTTCACGGTTGAGTTCTTTCTCAGACGTTTTGTTTTTGCGAGTGTAAAAGCCTTGTTGGTTTTCGCCGGGCTTGGTTGATTTAATATTTGTCATATCAAAATCATTAGCTAGGTTCTTTAGCGTTTTGTCATTTTTGCGTGTAGCCTCGCTTACAAGGCCGGGCGCTTGTAAAAATACGACCATGACTTCTTCCTCACAATCTTTCATTGGGCATTTAGCCTTGCGAGATTCAAAATAACCATGCTTTCCGCATTTATAATCTTTTAATACTGCCATTTTATCCCCTTTCTAATTGTTCGCTAAGTGATTGATTTGTATAGTCTGCTCTGTTTTGTATGCCGATTTTAAGCTTAATTTCGCCATTTACAACGTGTAATTGAGTCTTTTTTACTAACCTAGGTTGTGGCGTTTTACGATATTCAACAAAACGTGTCCTATCTCGGTTTTGCATAACGGCTACATGGCCTTGTTGCCAATGCTTAAATCCTCTGGATACACGCCTTTGAACATATTCGCTCATTGGATATTTCTTGTAAATGAAGACGTTTTTTAAAGTTTCCCCATCTAAGCCACATAAATCAGCAAATAGCTCAATGCTAATGCCCCTGCTGTGGTCTTTTAGAAAGCGTAATACTTCTATTTCAAGCTGTTTTTTTGTTGTTACTTCGATCATAGGTGTACTCTATTGTGTAGCCCATATCTGATAGGAATTTAATAAATTCAGTTTCGCCATGCAGGTTTTTTATTTCCCCATGAGGCATGCTTACCCGAATATAATTGTCTGCAACAAGCTTACGACTTTGGGCATGATGACCAACAAGCTTAGTAAAATCAAAACCATCATGGAATCCTGGTCCGACATATTCAATGGAAAATTCCTTAGCGACATCTTCTGTTGCATACTTCATTCCGCAAACTTCTAAATCTGCTCTAAAAATTGCAGTAAGCTGAGCATCTTCATTCCAATTATGGATGTCATTAGCCTGCTTATGCGTAATGCCAAAGTGATTGGGTGCTTGTAAGAACTTTAAGCTTCGTAAACTAAAGCCTCCGTTTTGCACAACGGTTCGCTGTTCATACTCTTGCCATCCAAAGCCAAGAATAAAGTTATCGCCAACACGCCCACAATGAGAAGGTGCGCCAATGTAATCGTAGTTGTAATACTCATCTTTAAAATTCTCCCCGTTAAGAACCCAGCCATCATCTTGAACAACAAGTGCATAATCTGTAGAAATGTGATGTTGTAGCATGTGCATCATAAACACGCTGTATTGAAGATAATCCACTATGCCAATGCGTTTCCATTGAATAGTATCCGGCAAATTAACAGGCTTTGCTAAAGACAATAAAAGCCCACGACTGCCGGGTAATTGTTTCATGCTGTGGCTAATAGCCGGAACTGCGCTTGCGCCATCGTTATGTCCGTAAACACTAACGACCGTTAAATGGTCATGCTTCATAATGGTTTCCTAGTTGGCATCATAAACACCGATGCGTTTTAAATAATCAGACACGTTGCGTCCTACCGATAATTCTTCTGGCGTTTTATCTTCTTGGGAGCGAGAAATTGATTTAGTAATGTGCTGAGCAATGAGTCTGGGCTGTACTTGTTCGGCAAAAGCCGCCGCCGCTAAAGCTGAAGCAATCACTCGATCATCTTTGTTTCGGCCAGAAGCCTCAATAGATCCGCCATTACGGACGGTGCTTTTCATTTCATCTATAGTATCAAGTGAGTAGATATCCATCATGCCACGCTCAAAGAAGTCTTTCATGTAAGAAAGCATACGCTCTTTACTTGCGCTTGTTGTTAGCCAGCCAATAGAGTTACTCATGCCCCCAAGCGTATCATTACGCCTCCAAATGTAATTAGACATTGAGCCATAAACGTCCATAAGGTGTCTGCCCATAGAACCTGTCATTGCGGACGCTTGTCTCCGCAAATTCTTAAGCTCATTAATTACAGCCTGCCCCGGACCATTGACCTCGAGGTTAAGAGTAGAGTTTTTATAAGCGCCAGCAAGATGCGAGATAACCCAAGCAAACTGATAAGTGTTCAACTCGGACGTAGCAAACTCAGCAACTTGTTCCATCCCATCTGCATAGCATCTAAACACTTGCACACAGAACCTATCAGCCCAGTCACTAGAACCATAAGCAGGGTCAGCCCCAATAACATAATAAGCGGTATCAATGGGTTCTTCCCAGATTTTGAGTGTAGCAAGCTTCTCTGTAGACTTAACAACTTGGGTGTCTTGGAAGTTTGCTCCCATGACATATCGGTAGTTTTCACACGATATTTTCTTCGCAATTTTAACGGCATCAGTACACCTTGCATTAGAGAAAAAGCTAGTGCCAGTCATTACAAAGGCATAGTCTTCTGTTGGGGGAAATTCTTGATACATTAACGCATCGTCCCTAATTCCTTCGTGTAGCTTCCAGCGCCACCAAGCCATCTGACGACTATTGATTTCATAGTTGTAAAGCTTCTTAATTTCGCGTGTCCACTCCTTTTCTTCTGGGTCTAGCTTACCATCCCAATAAACCTTATAAACGTCTGTATTCGCGTCTACGGAGTAATACTCATTGCGCCACCATCCGCAGAAGATAGCCTTTTGGGTACGCGCTCTTTTTGCAGTTACATACATATCATGAAACATATTGAAGCCACGCGCTGTAGATTCAAAAATGTAAAGTCTGTTGGGATTAGTTTCAGCTAAAGAGGCTAATAGAGAGGCTAGACCTTCTTCATCGCCCCAAGAGGAGGTTTCAGTTCCGTGTAGGAATGTAATACCTTTACCGCGACCTAATGAGCCTTTGGCCCGAGTGCCAGCTACTTGATAAAAGATACGAGAACGGTTCTTTAGAGAAAGACTGTTTCTGTTGTGGGCTAGTAAAGGAATCTTATATTCTTTTGGCAAACCTTCCATATAAGCCCCAAGTGTGCCTCGGAACATATCTCTGTTTTCTTCAGAGTCAGTTACTAGCGTACCCCCAAGACCATTGTTAGTGAAATGCCAATACAAGTCTAAGGCTAAAGAGATCGTAGTAATACCAAGCTGTCTTCCCTTAAGGATAACAAAGAAATGCTTTCCCTCAGCTAAGCCGTCTGCAATCTCGCTCATAACATAAGTTTGAGTGCCGAGGAGCTTGTCCATCTTACGCAAGCCTTCCTCTTTTGTTTCAATCTTAAGCTGAGAGCAAAACTGATAAAACTGTTGAAGATTAAATTTCATGGTGGTCTCCTTTCATAAACTTCTCGTAAGCTTCTCGTATGTTATTGCCAAAAGCTACTTTGGTATGATG